CTATCTTTACCAAATAGTTTGAACAGTAGCTCCGAATAAGCTCCGTCTGTAATACTATGGAATGTATCACGCATCATATCAACATCACATGAGCGTTCTGCTGATCCAATAGTTTCCATACCACCTAGTATAACATCCATCTTCTTGGCTGTGTTACCGTCATCGTTTCTTGCCATGTTCCAAAAAGGTGAAGTCATTTCAGGAAAGTTAGTAATAAGTGTTTGTCCAAACTCTTGTTCCATTGCTAATTCGTGTTTAGCATCCATTTCAACATCTACAGGTAAGTCAAAATGTGCTTGCCAATCACTGTATGTCTTTTCTGTAATTTTACCAAAGCCTAAGTATTCACATAGTTCATACTCCATTGCTTTTAGATCATCTACACTGCCTGGCATCTCAAATTCAAACATTGGAAATATTATATCGTGTCTACCTGGGATTGCGTTTGGCTCCTGTCTATAGGAAGTGGAGACACAAAAAAACCCCTTACTATCGGGGCTACTTAATAATTCATGTTCTAACCACATCTGGCCTGTTTGCGGCAATGGCCAAACCTGGCCTGCGTAATTGTATGTTGCTACATTGAATGGATCTTCACATGCGGCAAGTATGCTGAGTCTATTTTGTGTATGGACTTCTAAGAATCCTTTTTCCAAAAAAAATGACCTTAAAAGGCCAACTGTTTTTGTAAATTTATCTGGGGATATTAACTGCGTCATTTCTTTTTCCTTTTTCGAGTTTCGACCTAAAAAAAATTTGCTCAAAAAAAAATTGAGCTTGTTTAGTTTGTCGAAGTATTTATCATTCTTGTCTCGTTTGCCAATGTTTTTGGAAATCATAATTAAGGTTTCTAAGTTTAGTGTAACCAATGTATTGCCAAGCTCTAGGATTATTATGATTAGTAGTAACTAAACATTTGTTATTTGTAACTTCCCATGCTTGACTACCTTTGCTACTCAATGCATCTGTAAATTTAACAAATTGTCTTTTAGCTCGATCTCTAGTAATCATAGCAACATCAAAATTTAATCTTCTAACCATCTCTAACTGTTGTTCAACACAAGCAAGCTCAGTTGGCCTTGCGTATTCTTTAGTTATAAGAAGTCTTGAGCTAGGACTGCGATAGTATCTATTAAGTATTCTTATACAATTATTCGGATATAAGGAAGTAGTATAACCTGTACTAGTTGCTATAATTTCATTGTTTCGTTTTGTTACTGAAACAAAAGGATAGTCAAAGTAATTAAGATTTTTATAATTGTTAGATAATCTATCATTCGCTGATACAGATTTCATAAATTCATTTAGTTCTTGTGTTATATCAGGGTACAAGCTGGGTACGAAAGTTTCTACAGTTCCTGACCTTTCGTCGCCGAGTGAAAACATTGAGCTACTAAGATAATTAACTTTTATTTCATTAAACATTATATTACTAAGCACCTTTGCATACCTGGTAGATTTCTCTTAGACTTTGTTGTGTTATATGAGTTACCACCTAGTTGTTTTTGTAAGTATTCGTCGTTATAAAAACTCCAAATCCAGTCATCAGTTTTTATGTAAGATTTATTAAGTGTACTAATACTATCCCACATGTTAGGTTCTATATCTCTGAACTTACATATTGCGTCATAAGCATGTTTATCTTTATTAGAATAATATGTTAGATACAATGTATCACAATGTTGTTTTAGTTTTTTAATTATAGGAATTGTTTCTTCAATAGTCATATGCGTAAAAACTGAAAAAGCAACACACACATCATAATGCTTATTTAAAGAAAGTTCTTGTGTTCCGTTTTTATTATACATGTAATTATAACCATCGTAATGTTTAAATGTATAATTAGGAAATTCAATTTTGTTTTTGTCGATTACTTCTTTTATTATATCTATGCCTGTATAATTATTGTGTGGCTTGTATCTAATAAAATTAGATCTATTACATCCAAAATCTAATACAGATTTATTATCAAAATCAGTATATTGTTCAAAGTATGCTCTTACATCATATTCAAGATAACTGTTCAAATCCAACGTCATGTATCCCCATATGAAAAACTATTCTTGTTTTTGTTGGACCTTTAACTCCATGTGATTTTCTAGTGTTTAAAACAGTTAGTGTGTCGTATACTACTGATTCAACTTCACCTTCGTCTTCAACATAAAGTTCACCTGTGTTTTCCGTTACAGGAATTAAGAAAGAACATTTACTTGCGGCATCTATGTGTGCTGGCAGTTCACCACCTTCTAATACTTTGAAAAAATTACAACGAAAGTCTTTTGGCCTAATGCCAAACTCGTTCCACAACTGTTTAATTAGTTTTAACAAAGGTCTATCAAAGTTTTTTATTTCTTGTACAAAGAACTTATTCATGTCTTTGCCGCCTGTTATATCACTTACGTATTCTGAATATAACTGATTGCTGTCTTGCCATTCGCCAGTAAAATAACTATCCCAAAATGATGGATCTAATTTATAGTCAGTTTCGATAAAATAATCTTTACGCCACGTTTTAATCATCTAAGTCTTCCTGTCCATTAACAGAAACAATAATATGAGATCTTGACGTTGTACCTTTATTCCAAGCACTATGCCTTTTTCCTTGATTTAAAAACCAAACTGTTCCAGGCTCCATTGTCTGATATATCTTTTCACCGTCTTGTTCAACAAAGAATCCACAATCTTTATTTGTAGTAAGTGGAATATGATAACGTACTGAGTAATCAGTATTATAATCAATGTGTGGTCTTATGTAACAACCAGGCTCCATGATAGCAACTCTAGCTCTATGAGTTTCACCTTTAAACATGTTTAATACTTCTTCGATGTATGTACCTTTAACCCACTCTTTCATTTTATTATAATGTCTTTCGTCTAATCTTGACTTAGGCATTTTCTTTTCATATACTCTATCTTCTTCATTTGGATTATATTCTGTAAATGCGATTTGTTTGTAAGGAGTTTGGTTTACTACATATTTTCCGTCATCATCTTCTTCAATAAAATTTTCATACCTTTTAACATAATTTCTATAGTCCCAGGCCATTCTTCTACCTGCTGGAAGTTGTCCTTTTAAATCTGCTTCTTCTACATCATTATCCTGTAGAAACTCATATGCTTCTTCAATAGTGTCAAATTTAAGACCAAATGCTTTTTGTAAGCAATCACACTTACCTCCAACTAATTCACCATAACCGTCTTTCTCTTTCAAATCATCTGAGTTTGCTTGAGGCGGCATATTTCGTATTTCTTCAATAAGACGTTCTACATCAATGTTCATGTCTATTTTTTTAAATGCCGGTAGCTCGTGTCTTTTTTTCATCTTATTGTGTCCTTTTATATATTTATGGCCGCTGACCAGAAGTCTTTGTTCTTTTTACCGTGTACAACTAGGTGTACTCTTTCTTCATTTGAATTGTTTTCAACATAGTGTTCGTAATGTACATTTAATACTATGCTTGCTCCTGCCTTATAAGGTACTTCTTTTTCATTTAAGATAAACTTACTACCTTCAGGATAAGTTAGACTTATATTTAACGGATCTAACCAATTATGTTCAGGTACATCAATATGTTTTGAGATATACCCACCTGGCTTAATTACTAAAAATCTAATATCATCTATACGATCATAAGGTAATGATTTAACCCACCTTACAGTATTAAAACATTTTTCGCCAATGTCTGTAATAAAAGGTCTTACTCCTTTTTGACGATACTCCCAATGACTTTTTGTCTTATCAGAACCATATCCGTACAACGTTACAGCATGCCAATGTTTGTGATCATACTCTGGTCGTTGTATGTTTAACTTATCTTTTACTTCAGCGTACTCTCGAAGTATTCCGTTCACAGGAACTTGAAAGTCCATTTGTACATATTCAACGTCACTATCTCTACTGTATGCCATCATAGTAAAATATTCCTCTCCATAATAGCCTATCTTGTTGTTCACCTTTTACTTCAGGAAAAGGTTGTCGCTTATGTAATGCCTGTGTTTGATCAAAAAGCATTAAGTCGCCTGCCTTCCAATCATGACTGTATTGGTACTTCAAATAGTGTTCTACTAAGAAATCGTATAACTCTTTCCATTCGTCTTTAGGAATATCATGAAATCCTGCTACGTTTAGAAAAGGAAAATACAATCCTTTTTGTCCTGTTACTGTATGCTTGTGTACTAGTTTTTTAAAAGTGTATTTCCATCTAGCACCTTCTATACTAAATTCTTTTTTCCTACGCATCATTTCTTGATATATAGAACTACCTTCGCCTCTATTTCTACCTTGTATGTTGTGTAGGTCTTGTGCTTCTTCTGGTGTTACTTGATCTTCACTTATAGTGTATGCTCTGTTAGCATTAAGTATGCGAGGCTGTTCTGTACGAGTAATTAAATGAGGGAAGTCACTGCGATGAAAACTTCTTAAATCATTTGTAATCATTAACATAGAATTTTCAATTTTATCTTTTACGTCATTAGGTAAGTCTTTGTATGCTTCAACACCATTTAAGAATATAGTATCGCATCTATCCTTTGTAGGAACAACACAATATAATGTTACACAGTCTTCCGGATCAAGAGCAAGTGTGCCGTTACAATGCCATTCAAGTTCGCCTCTTGGAAATATACCACGCTTGCCTCCTAGCTCGGGCATAGCACGATTTGTTACATATTGAATTTGATGATGATCAGGATCTTCGTACCAAGCATGATGCTGAGTCTTGTCTCCCCATAGAGCAAGTATTCTAGCATAATCATCTTTTGTAAGTTCTTGGTTACGTAGTAGTACATTAGAATGATAAGCAGTTAATTTTGCTACATTCTTAATCTGTTCGTCTGTACACTTCTTTAAATCTATATCAAGTTCTTTGTGAATAGTCATGATGTTCTTTATGGTTACCTTCTAATGGTGCTATTAGGTTAATCCATATGTTATTAACAGGGCCTTGTAAATTATGTCCAAACAAGTTTAATATTCCAAAGCCTAAATAGGATAAAACTACTAGCATTGCGTTAATTATAACAGCCTTCCAACCAAAAGTCAAGAAAGAAATTACCCAGTGAGCAATAAAGATGTAAGTTCCATACTTGTGAAAAAACATAATTCTTGGGTTTTTTAGTAAATCTACAAGAAATTTACGTGGTATACTATCTACTGTCCATAAACTAAAAAGTATCACGTACCACGGATAGTTCTTTGAACTATGTGGGTCTTTAGGTGTATCAGCATAAGCATGATGCATACGATGTACGCCTGCCCACGTAAGAGCACTTCTTCCTCCGCATAATAATCCTGCGTAAAGCATTATAATTTCGATTAATGAATTTTTAGAATAGAATGAATGGGCAAAATAGCGGTGATAGCCGAATGTAATGCCTATTAGAGCAACACCCCAATATATACCATATCCGTAAATTACTGTCATTCATTATCCTTACTATGTGTATTTATCGTATAATTTAGTCGGTAAGCTAACCGTGGCTTACCACGAGCGTATTAAGTCGCTACACTAAGTGGTGCCGGCACACGGACTCGAACCGCGGACCTACTGATTACAAATCAGTTGCTCTACCAACTGAGCTATGCCGGCATAATAATACTTATTCTTCTTCTTCGGTCTCTTCTTCTATTTCGGCAATAGGTTTTACTTTTTGATAAAAAGAAATAATTAATTCATCAAAGTCAACACCGTCAAACTCTCCTGACTCCAATCGTTTTATAGCATCGCCTTGACCGCTTGCTTGCTTAGTTCTAATTAAGTATGTAAGTACTGCTGGCAGACTAGTTCGACCTATGCCTGTTCTCTGCATAGATTTTTCAACAAAGATTCTTCCCAATATTTTTACCTTTCAAGTAAGTTGGAGCGGGTGAGGAGAATCGAACTCCTATCATTAGCTTGGAAGGCTAAGGTCTTACCATTACACAACACCCGCAATTTGTTTGGCTGGAACGATAGGACTCGAACCTATACTCTGTGCTACCAAAAAGCAATGCATTACCATTATGCTACGTTCCAATTGTTGGCGGAAGATGTAGGATTCGAACCCACGGTACCGTTGCCGGTACAACGGATTAGTAATCCGCCGCTTTAAACCACTCAGCCAATCTTCCTGTTTGTTAATTACTTAGTAAACCTTAGAACTTGTTGTTTACCGTTGTACATAAAGGTTACAATCGAATGACTATAAACTTCACGTTGTGTTTCTTCATATCTAGTTTCAATTTGACATTGACGTTGTGTAGTACTTGGAGTACTCTTGTTATTATTGCCTCCGAGTATTGCGCCAGTCATAGCACCAATACCAGTCATAGCAGTCTTGCCATCACCTTTACCAAATTGGTTACCAATAACTCCGCCAATTAATCCACCAATAATAGCACTACCTTGATCAGTCTTTCCTTGAATAACAACATCTTTACAAACTTCAACTCTGTAAGGTGTTTGTTCAATTACAGACTTAAAATGATCTGTTACTGTTTCAGCCATTGCTGATGTAGACATTAGAGTAAGAACTCCTGCTACGATTAATTTATTCATTACTTTCTCCTTTTAAATTTCGAATCCTATGTTCCATCCAACTAATAGCTGTGTGTATGTGTCCTGTATCATGTGGCTGAAGTTGACCCTTGGCATATTCTATTTCGTCTTCCAAGTATTTAACTCGAATAAGATTTCCGCTAAAGTCCTTCAACTTTGGTAACTCTGTCATATTTAAAACTCCTCCAACCTTTAGCATTAGTGTCCCAGACAGTTACGTTCCCTTCCTTAGGTTCTTTATCTGTCTTAGGTTTATGCTCTTCTGGAATAACATCAAATGACTTTGTACAAGTCATTATGCGTTCATCGCCGTTTAGTTTATTAAATGTTACAACTAAAGTTTCCTTGCGAAGTTTTTCTAGCAATTCAACTTGAGTAGGAATGCCTTTAAGGTCTGCTACTGTGTCTTGTACTTGGTTCATTTACAACTCCTCTAAAATACCTAAGCCTTCTGCGGCAATTAAAAAACATCCTGCTAGTACAAGATTACCCATAACAAGAAATACTCCTGCTACAATACGAACAGCACTTTTTACAAGACTAATATAAAAATGTTTCTTTGAAACGTCTACTGGCTCAGCCATTATCATGCTCCCTAACTTTAATTAAAATATACATTACTAAAATAGTAAACGGAATACCTATAAAGAACAATCCTAACATTATCGCTTATCTACTACTTTGTCTGCTAGTCCCCATGTAACTGCTTCTTCGGCAGTAAGGAACGTATCAAACTTCATTGTTTCAGCCATTTCTTCGTACGTCTTATTTGCTGTATTGTGTTTTACATACAATTCTGTAAGACGCTTGTTTACTTTCTTTGATTCTTCCATTGAACGTCTAGCATCTTCAAATTCTAGCTCTTGTACATACACACTACCGCTTGTACCTCGTGTACCTGAGCTTACTCTGTGAATCATTGTACGACTTTCTGGAAGCACTACACGTTTGCCTGGTGCTCCTGCTTGTGCTAGGAACGAGCCCATTGAACATGCTTGACCCATTACAATAGTTCTTACATCACTTTTGATATATTGCATTGTATCATAGATAGCAAGTCCGGCTGTTACAGCACCGCCTGGACTATTAATATACAAGTTAATATCTTTGTCAGGATTTTCACTTTCTAAAAATAGTAACTGTGCTACAATTACATTAGCACCGTTATCTTCAACAGGTCCATTAAGCATTACAATACGGTCTTTAAGTAGACGACTGTAAATATCGTATGAACGTTCTCCGCGAGCTTCTTGCTCAACTACCATAGGAATAAGCGGCATATTAGTTAATCTCCACTAAAGGTGCGACACTGACACTATCATGCCAATCTGCTTGGTCTGGACTAAACTGTCTAGTTGTTACTTCCTTACGTAACATACCTTCCTTAATACGATACGTAATTAATTCTTGTTTAATAACACCTGTAGTGTCACTCTCAAACGCACTTACAAATGGTCCTTCAAATCTAGTATTCATTATCTTCCTTCCTTTACATTATATGAATCAGGTCCAGGAGTTGTAAACTCGTAACCGAATGCATTGCCAACATATACTCTACCGTTGTATTTCATATGAATTTTATTAGTAGCCATAAAAATGTTCATTGAATCTTTAGGTCTAAAGTTATCAATTTCAGCTTCTGCTATTTTGTCATTATTAGTACATGTAACTGTACATTTATTTTCAAACACTTCTTTCATTTTTACACCTTATAAAGTTATATTATATGCATAGTAACATCAAACAAAACACTTGTCAAGTGTTTTCTTATAAAATATCGTCTGCTATACCCAAGTCAACTAATTGTTTGGCTGTATAGTATTGATCTGATGGATTTTTAATAAATTTAGTATTAACTTCTTGAACTGTCATACCTGTTGCGTCTTTAAGAATTTGCATACATCTCATTTCACAGTTTTTATTCTCTTTCATCTGTGCTTTCATGTCATGCATCTTAGCATCCATGTTATCACTGTGCTGGTGATTCATTATACCTGTGTTCTTACCAATCCAACGATATCCTTTTGTACCACTAGCAAATATCATAAACCCTGCACTCATAATAGCACCTACACCTACTGTGCTTATGTTGTGGTAACTTGTTTTCATAACATCAATAAGGGCAAACATCTCATAGAGGTCTCCGCCTGTAGTGTTAATATAAAGTTCGAGTGTTCTTTTGGGCTTTTTTGTTAGATTAGCACTGAGTATCCATTTAATAGCTTCACTTACATTATCACTATTAATCTCTCCGTTTAGATAGTGAATGTCGTTATCAAGTAACGATCTATCTACAGCATCTGAGCTATTCCAACTATCGTATTTAGGCATAATTTATTATATACCTATTTATTACAACTGTGTCCATTTATGTTTCCCTAGTTTATTAGCTTCACAATATCTTACAAATAAGCCTGTTTCACGTCCATGAGCTTCTATTTCCCATGGAAGATCCCAGTAACTTACTTTTTTAGGATTATACGTTTTGCCCATCCAACAGTCAACTCTTGGATTTAATTCACGTCTAGCATACTGTTTAACATGTACCATTTCATGAGCAAGTGTTTCTAACAAGTTACGCATTGACTGTGTTTTATCAAGCTCTATCTCGAATGTTCTATCATTATCTGTTTCTAAACAGTAACCCATAGCACCTTGAGGCTTACACAATCTTACAGTAATATCTAAAGTACGCATTCGCGGCATCAACATTTTCACACAGAATTCAACCATACTTCGAGCATGTTTTTTCTGTGCTTTTGAACCACCTATGATATTAACAAGCATCTTGTACTCCTTTTACCTATACTAATAGTATAGCAGATACTAGGGGTATTGTCAAGTTTTTTGGTTTAACGATTTTCTAAGTAACCGCAACAGTTTTCTGGAGTAGTTTGGACATACGGATCGTCATCATCACCATTATTGTTGATGCCATCTTCTTGCCACCACTTCTCAATAACACCGTCGTTGATAACACACATATAACGCCATGAACGTAGTCCAAAGCCTAAATGATTCTTGCCAATCAACATACCCATAAAACGTGTAAAGTTGCCAGAGCCATCTGGAATAACTTTTACATTTTGGATGTCTTGGTGCTTTGCCCAAGCATTCATTACAAACGCATCGTTAACTGAAATACAATATACTTCGTCAATATCTTGGTTACGTATCTTATCGTAGTTTTCTTCAAAGCCTGGTAGTTGATAAGTTGAACAGGTTGGTGTAAACGCTCCTGGTAAACTAAACAGTACTACCCGTTTGCCTTTAAGCAACTGGTCGCTAGTTACATCTTCCCAACGGAAAGGGTTTGGTCCACCGATTGATTCATCGCGAACTCTCATTTTAAACATTGTGCAAGGTACTTTGTAACCTTCAATCATGTGTGTATCTCCTTATAAGAATTAATTACAGTCTCTATTGTAACATTATTAGTTATGTATGTCAACCACTAATATACCACTATATTGGCTAAATAATAATAAGCAGAGCGTGAGGGCGTTCACACTTAAAGGAGGGTATATGGATTTTCTAACACTTGCTAAAGATTTAGGATTTCCAATAGCCGGAGCATTAGCCGCAGGTGGCTTTGTGTTTTTAACACTTAAATTCATACTTGCTGGCGTTACTGACTCAGTAACAACACTCAAAGGTATTATTGGATCTCTAGACAATCGTGTTCAAACTATGAACAACGACTTAGTTAAGATTGATGCGTTATTAAGCCACGCATTACACATTAAACCAAACGTAGATAGAATTGCCGCTAATGAAGGCAAAGATGATGCTAGGAGAGATTAATGATTTGGATGGATTATACTATTGAACAACTCGGAGAAAACTTTACAATCAAAGGCGATTGGGAAGGTGAAGTAATGGGAATTAACAAAGATGGCACCAAAAAAGAAAATTATCTTTATAAGCCCGGTGACATGTTTGTTGTAAATGAACACGGCATATTAGTAAAAATGAAAGATAAATGGAAGCAGAACTAACTAACACAATTAAAGATTTAGGATTTCCTGTTGTTGCGGCATTAGGACTAGGCTACTTTATTTTCTTTATATGGAAATGGGTTACTGAAGTTATTGATCCTGTAATAGGCGAAACAATGGGTACACTTATTAAACTAGTTGATCGTGTGCGTATGCTAGACAATGATATTATACGTTTGAATACAAAATTAAGTATGGTACTTGAACATGAAGCCAAACTTGATAAAAAGCGTAGAGCCGAACTAGAAGATATAGTATCTAAATATACAGATATAACAAATGATCCTTTTAACACCACGGGTAAAAAAGATTGATAGGCGCTGTTCGCTACTGTAAGAGTTGCGGACATAGATGCCACTGCTACCAACCAGATTGTAAGGAGTGTGTAAATGACGTATGTACCGTCTGCGACTGTAATGAAGATTCCACTGGAACACTACATAGCAAAAATCAAAGAACACGAAGCAAAGAGGCTTAGTACTAACGAGCGTTTGGCTTATTGGGAAGAGTATCGGAAGTCGCTTAAAGAGAAGTAAATCTTTCTCTAATCATTTCTACAAACATTGTTACATTTTCTTCAGGTGTTTCTTTAGTTATACCATGACCTAATCCACATACCCATCCTGTACGATCAACACCTTGTAATGTATTAATATATTCTTCAATGTGTGCTCTACATTCTTCTCTTGGTAGTAACAATAACTTCTCATCAAAGTTACCTTGAATAAATCCATCTTTATATTTTTTGAATGTGTTTTTTAAATCAACTGTACTGTCAACACCTATACCGGCCCAACCCATTTTATATAATGTAGGCAAGCATCTTGAATTTAGATGTTGTGTATAATACCCTGTGTCAGTTTGTATCATTTGTTGTAGTATATTAACATAATGTTTCTTAAAATAGCTTTCGCTCATATTACCTACACCACTATCAAGTATCATTACTTTTTCAGCACCAGCATCTAATTGTAAGTGAATGTTACGTACTAACAAAGGCATAATAACTTCGTTCATATATTTTGTTTTCCAACCTAAACTTACTTTTGCATCTTTGCCTATAGCATAGTTTAGTAGTGTCCACGGTCCGCCAACAAAACCTATTAAACTTTTTTTAGCAGGTAGTACTTCTCTTGTTGCTGTTACTGCTCTTGCTTGGAACTGCATATGTTTTACTGCAAGTTCTATATTGCTGTGGTCTTTATAATTTTCTTCATTAATGTGCCATTCAAATTTCGGACCTGGATCAAACTTTAGTGGAACACCTAATCCTTCAATAGGAAATAAAATGTCACTAAACAATATTGCTATATCAAAGTCAAACTGATCAATTGGTAACATAGCAACTTGGCTTGCTAGTCTTGGTAACTTACACATTTGTTCAAATGACCATTCTTCTTTCATAGCCATATAACCTTTTTGATATCTACCTGCTTGTCGCATCATCCATATAGGTGGACATTCTTGTGTTACTCTTTCAAAAGCATTTTTAAATTTATTGTTCATATTATTTTTCAGTAGAAGATGATCTTGTAAAATCTAACTTTGGTTCTATACGTCCTTGATGATCGTAATCACCTATTTTCATTTTCATTTCTCTGATACGTGCTTTAAGGCTTATTACTCTTTCTTCTAAACCTATAGTTAAATTATAATCATTTTGTTGTTGCAATGAATACTCCATTCCAGTCTTTAGGTAAGTCTTGTGTTTTCATATATTCACAACGTTCAATCCACATGTCATAGTATGCCGCCATCTTACCATCGAAATGGTTGTGTAGTAGTTTACAACTAGCAATCGCATCATCAAACTTTTGTTGTTTATAAAACTCATACATTTCTTCGTGTTTGCGTTGTGCTGTGCGCCACGCTGGACGTCTGTTATCTAATACAGTCCAAATACCGACACCAACAGTTTTACCTTTAACTGCTAAATCGTCGATTTTTAAATAGAAAAAGTCGGTTTTAGTTAATTCATATGTCGGGTCTCCAACAAGTAATACACATCCGTATTCCTTACACTTGCTTTCAATACGAGCGGCTGTACTAACTGAGTCTCCGAGGACATCATAACTGTGTCTTTGTGTACTGCCCATCTCGCCAAGATAACCAAGACCAGTATTAATACCAGCCCCCATCCCAACGGGTGGCCTGCCTTCGCTAGTAATTTTTTCATTGAATTTCTCCACTGCTCTAAGCATATCCAATCCACACTGTACCGCTGACTTAGGGTGTTGTGGATCATCTATAGGTGCGTTATGTATGTGCATACTTGCGTCACCTATATACTTAATAACCATACCGTCGCTATCAAGTATAGGTTGTGTAATGGCATCCATGTAGCCATTCATAATTTTTGTTAAGCCTTTTACATCATCACCAAATGATTCACCTAATGGTGTAAAGCCTCGTAAGTCTGAAAATACAATGCTAACTTCTTTCTTCATACCTTCTTTAATAAGTGATGGATTCTCTTGTAGTAATCTTACAACAGTTGGTGACGCATAACCTGCGAATTGTTTCTTAATTGCTTGCTTCTGAAAGAATTCACTTACAAATCTATTAAACACTGCATGTAATCCAACTAGTATTACTGTTGCCATTGGCATAGTTGCGTCAAGCAAATACAAGTGTGTTGTCCAAGCATAATAAACAGCATAGGTGAGTCCTCCCACAAATACAATTATACTACCTCCAGCTAACCAGTAAGGGGCAAACCTTCCAACGCACACTAAAGCTATGCCTAGTAGTCCGGTTGTGATAAGCTCTGCTAAGAATGCCCAATAGGGACGCTCAATTTGATCGCCGTCTATCACAGTTTGAAGTGTTACTGCGGCTGGTATATAGTTGTGTTGTGGTCCAGTCGGACTAGCGATTAAACCACCTATGCCGTCTGCGGTTACTCCGATAATTACAGTCTTACCTTCAAACGATCTATAATCATCTGAAGCGGCACTTATAGTTTCAAATTCTTTATTCCATCTCAACCATATCTGTGCATTAGGATCTGTCCTTATAATTGGGTAACCAGGAACTCGTACTGCTTCTATTCCACCGCCAGCTTCTTTAACTTGGTAACTAGGGTTTCCTGTTGCTACACGAATAACTTCAATTGCCAAAGCGGGATACGTGTCTTCGCCGACACGCATTAGGAGTGGTACTCGCCTTACTACACCGTCGATCTCTGGGTTAGTGTTCAACACACCCACACCGTCAGCATTATCTCCTAGCAATTGGATTGGTCCTAACATACCTGGCCATTCAAACATGTATGGCACAGGATCACCAATTTTCGCAATGCCTCGAGGGACCGCATTACGATTGGCTTGGGTACTTCCTGTTTGTGCTATCACAATACCGTTACCCGCAAGTGCTTCTGCTAACTGAATATCACCACCTAGTCTATCTGTCTCTGACATGATGATAGGAATTACGATAATACCAGCACCTGCTTCGCGAAGTTTCCAGATTATATCTGCAAGTATATCACGCTTCCAAGGCCACTGCCCGTACTTTTCAATGGCGGCTTCGTCGATAGTGACTATGCCAACGTCTTGGGATAATGTTGCCTTATCAGTTTGTTGAAGTAAATCGAATTGCTTAAGGCGAGCAGTTTGCACTAGAGAGCCATCGTTATAGTGCAACCCTATCATAATAAAAGCCGTAATAAAGACCACGGCCCAATGTGTGATATACTTCGTCATACTGTATTTAT